CTGGACCTGTTCGAGCCAACTCTCAGGTATGACAGTGAGAACTACGACCGAGAGTTCTACGCACTAGCATGGGAGGGCAGACAATGAAGACCCCATTCATTCCAGCCTGGCTCTTTGAGCAGAAGTTTAACCCACAGGAAGTGTCCCTTTATTGCTACATTGCCATGAGGGGCGACTGCTGGGAGAATAAGAGGTCTATCGCCCAGACCTTGGGCATGTCCAAGGACAGCTTCTACCGCCACCTCAACAGCCTAGTCTCTCACGGCTGGGTGACCATGTCCTGGAAGGGTAGGAAACGATCTCTCAAAGTGACCGATTCAGGTAAACCAATTCAACGGAAGTGTCTCAAATCAGGGACACCTAATGTCTCATCTGAGGGACACGTAGTGTCTCATTTCAGGGACACGAAGTGTCGCACTAGAGGGACACTAACTAATCAAGGAACTAATCAAGAACTTATCAATAGAACTAATAGAATAGGAGAGGCCTACTCTCTGATCTATCAAGCAGGCAAATCTATGAGGGGTTCTGGCCCTACTATGGAGGAGCGTCGTTGGAAGGAGGCCTGCAATGGCTGACATCATTGAAACCGAGAAGGCTACCTGGTTGGCTGAGAAGAAAATCAAAGAGCAGTCAGTGATGGCCCTCCCCCTGGAGATACCCGCTGACGAGAAAGCTGAGAAGGCTTTCATTGGTTGTTGTGTCCTGGGTGCCTATGAGAACGCAGTCAATGCGGGTGCCTCCTTAGACCTGTTCCATTATGAGGTCACCAGAAAGGCCTGGAAGGCCCTTGAGAGCCTCTCTGAGGCATCTTTGGAGATCAATGAGGTCAATGTAGCCAGAGAGGTTGGTGAGGGCCCTATGTGGCTAATGGATGCTATAGATAGGGCACCCACTCACAGCAACTTTAGCTACTGGCTTCCGAGGCTAAAGGACATGGAAGTTCGCAGGCGGGTTTTCCTCCGTTACTACGACGGTATCACTAAAGTGAACGACCCAGATGTTCCCACCCCTGACATTCTGTCGGACATGGAGTCGAAGTTCTTCGAGGTCACAACCAATGCCTCAACTCTGCGTAGCCAGAAAGAGGGTTGGTCAGAGGTCCTGGACACCATGGGCTCTGCCTGGCCAAACGGTTTACCAAATAAAGGGGTGCCAACAGGTATGCCATCGGTGGACCGGCTGTTCAGAATGGAGGAGAACATGCTGGTGACCCTGGCAGCTCGCCCAGGAAGGGGTAAGACGTCCTTTGCCATCTACTTGGCTGTTCAGGCTGCCCTCCAGGGTAAGAGGGTCGTCTACTGGTCATTTGAGATGCCATTCAACCAGATTGCCGGGAAGATCATCAGTGCCAGCAGTGGGCTAGATGTAAGGCAATACATGGAGACCGGAGATGTCCCTGGAGGCATCGAGGTCATGGTTGAGGCAACTAAGAAGGCCATGGCCCTGCCTATCACTATTGAAGACAACGTAGGCCTGACAGTGTCAGCCATCAGGGCCCAGGCCAGGAGACTGGTCAAGGAGCAGAATGTGGACCTGTTCATCGTTGACTACATCCAGCTCATTCACAGCGGGAAACGGTTTGATAGCCGGGTTAACGAGGTAGGGCACATCTCCAGGCAGCTCAAATGTGCAGCCATGGAGACGCAGAGACCGTTCCTGGTTCTCTCACAGCTCAACCGACAGATAGAGACCAGAGGCCCTGACAGTGAGCCCAGGTTGGCAGACCTGAGAGAGTCTGGTTCGATTGAGCAAGACTCCGACATGGTCGCCTTCCTTCATCAGCCAGACATTGAGCAGGCCCCAGACTTGACCAACCTGATTGTCAGGAAGAGCAGGTTTGGGCCAGAGGGCAAAGTAGGCCTGAAGTGGACCAAGTGGAACGGTGTCTTCGAGGCACTGAACAAGGAAGTCACTGTATCTGAACCAGCATTCTGAAATGGAAATCACACTGAAATATCAATCAATCGAGGGAATGAACATCAGGGTCACGTATCAGGCCACAACGGTAGATGAGCTGGGTAAGCTATTGTTTACGCTACCAATGATAGCCACTGAGGACGCTGAGTTCGGCGAAGAAGAAGAGCCAAAGAAAGGGAGACCATGGAACTAATTGCATTAGTAGGGAAGAAGAGGAGCGGCAAAACAACTGCGGCTACATTCATCAGGAACAATCACCCAGGGCTGGCCTACAGGGACAGTTTTGCCAGACCCATCAAGGAGCATGTGGAGCGCATATTCGGGCCGTTGGACGAGACACCCAAGGAGGTTCTCAGGCCAGTCATGCAAGCCCTGGGAGAGTCTCTCAAGGCTAAGTTTGGGAGGTATGTGTTCATTGATCAACTCAAGGACCGTGTGAGGGACATGGAACACGCAGCAGACCTGGTCATCATCGATGATCTGCGGTTCCCGTTCGAGGCTGACTGGGTTCGTTCCCAGGGTGGAAAGGTCATCAGAATTATTAGGCCAGAGCTGGATGGAGTGGTGGACAACCACATCTCAGAGACCTCAGTTGATGAGGTCCTGGCAGATGCCACCATCATCAATAGCGATGGCTTAGAAACACTTTTCCTCAAGGTGACTGACACCCTGGGGAGAATGCGTGGCAATGATTACCATAACACTGAGCCGATCAGAGCTGGCACTAGCCAGGCACTTAGCGCATGAGCGCATAGCAGTCACTGGCCCAACCAGGACCAATGACCAGATGGGGCACCTGGACAAGTCTCCAGGTGCCAGAGAAACAGCCGACATCAATGGGGTAGCAGGAGAACTGGCCTTTGCTAAGGCCTTCAACCTGTGGCCTGACCTGGACAGTTCAGGGCCATGCGTAGTTGATGTGACACTGCCAGATGGCAGGACAGTTGACATCAAGACTACCCCAGTGATCGGAGGCAACCTGATAGCGAACCTGAAGGCCCATAAGACGGACTTTCTAGCCCTGGTGGAGTGTCAGGACCACACGTTCACCATCGTGGGCATAGCGCCCACATCAGAGGTCGAGAAACCCGAATACATGGAGCCCATACAGGGTCGCATTGTCTACCTATACCCCAGAGATCAATTAACAGACGTCCAATGGATGATGAACCAACACCCAAAGCCGACTTTGAAGGCTGTGGTTACTACTTTGAGCTAGGTTTCTTCACGAAACTAGACAAGGCCTGTGACCGTTTCTTCAGAAAGCGAGGTATGCCCACAAGCTACACCTGGCGCAACCCCAACCCTAAACAGAAAGGAACTAATAATGATGCTGAAACCAACAGTTCTCCTGAAGCATGAATCAGGAGTCACGGCTCAATGGTATGACGAGCCTAACAACCGCATGATGATGGCCATCTACAGCCCGGTAGGTGACCGAGGTAAGTATGCCCTGAGTCAGATAGCAGGCCCCTGGTCAGGCGTGGTCAAAGTAGACGAGAATGACCCCAAGACTTGGGCTCCATACATAATACCAGGGTTTGAACGTGAACGAACCTATGTCCTGGACCAGGCTGAACTACTGCTTCTCTGTATCAACGCAGACTACGGTGGTATGGCAGCTCTGAAGAGCATCTTCCCAGGGCCCATCATAGGGTTTGACCAATGATCTGCCCAATCTGTCACGGCAGAGGCTACGTCCTGAAGCCTGAACCAACCCACTGCCCAGCATGTGGTGGTTGGGGCTACAGGCAGCCCTCTTGTCAAGCCCCAAAGAAAACCCTACAAACAGGGGACCGTGAACGATTGTCCAGACGTAAATATAGACTCGGAGGTGTCAGTCACCCTTGACAGACGACCTCTAGACACAGATAATTGGGAGGGCGGTTGGAAGACGATAGTCTCCAGCCGTCTTTCTATTTACCACCATGCCTAAAGGCTCCCTGACCCAGTTCAATCAGAGAATGCCTGACCAGGGTCTCAGGAACTATGATGGCACCCAGATCAAGGCTAAAGACCCGAAACGATACGACTGTATCGTGAGGGCAATAAGAGAGGGAGTAGGGCATGAGAGCATAGCTAAGATATTCGGTATTGGTCAGCAGACCGTCCAGGGTATCAGCTCTAAGGAGAACCTGCCTGCTCACTCTCAAGAGGCTCTGATTAATAATCTTAGGCAGACAAGGGACCTGTGCCTGACCAAGTTCAAAGAGGCAGTAGAGGCCAATGAAGTGAAGGCTGATAAGTTACCCGTCGCCATCGGCATCTTGACCGACAAAGAGGTGCAGGTTCAGGGCTTACCCAGCGCCATTGTGGCTCATACATCAACCACCATTGATGCGTTAGCACTCAAACAACTCATTGCCAATGCCAGGAAGGATGAAGAAGTCATTGATGCAGAGGTGGTAACAGAAGAAAAGAACCCCTGATGCAATTGGAACATAATTGATATTGTGCGAAGAATGGGCCCAACAAGGGGGCGGGGGGGTCAATAATCTCCCAGGAGTGGCGATATGGAAACGCATCCCCCCAACCACACCAAATGACAAAAGGCCCCTCTTGGGCCCCTCTCTTTGACATTTAAGAAGGGGCGCTAAATGTCAAAAACAGACTAACCATGAAAGACCATAAACACATCTCATGTAACTCCTGTGGAGACTCTGAAACCTACCTGGCAGCCGAGGCTGATGGTTGGCTCATTCAGAAGCCTGCTGATGCCCCCTGGGAGGTTCTTTGCTCCTACTGTTGGGACAGGTTTGATGAAGCGATGGCAAAGGACTGACCATGGAAGACCAGGACAACCAACCCAAGAAACGAACCAGAGGCAAACCGGCCAAACGTAGGACCATGCTAGAGACGCCTGACCTCCGATGGAAGGCAGGCAGGGAGAGTAAAGTGGGCAAGGTCATTGGTCACCCTCTCAACAGCAGGCTTATAGAGACCGATCTAGGCCTGGTCCATGTCAGTGATGCCAGATGGTTCCAGAAAGGCCTCCAGGTGCCTGTCTGGTGCGAACCAGGGGGCAAGAGAATGTATTGCAAGGGAAGGCCTAGACAGTTGAGCAGGTGGTGACATGAAGTGGACTAAGCACCCTATCTACCCGGTCCCTACTCAGTCAGAGGCGATGGCCATGGCTGCCCAGGGCACCCTGGAAGAGTTCTACAACAAGAGGGAGGAACTCATCAGGTTAGAGGAGGCTGACCCTTACTTGTATGGGGCAGACCACCACAACACTGAGGGCATCTTTGATCATTGGAAGGACGTGGACAAGGCCCTGGAGGACCCCACTGTAGACGTGATCTACATCTTTGGTGGTAACAGGGCAGGGAAGTCCAGATACATGGCTTCTAGGGTCATTAGAGCGATGGTGAACAACCCTAAATACGCAGTCTGGTGTTGTCATAGTTCTAATGACTCCAGCATCCAGGTTCAGCAACCCTATTTGAATGCCTATTTGCCACAGCAATGGAAGGCACAGAGAAGGAATGTGAGGTCTGTTCAGAACATTGCTTTCAGTCAGAAGAACGGTTTCTCCAACAGGACCTTTGTGGGGGTCAACCACAGCCAAGCCTGGTTCAAAAATTACACCCAGGACTTGGGCACATTGGAAGGGACAGAGCTAGACTTGATCTGGATGGACGAGCTAGTGCCCCTAGCCTGGGTGCAGACCCTGAAATATAGATTGGTCTCACGTAGGGGCAAAATGGTCATCACTTTCACTCCGATAGAAGGTTACACACCGACCGTAAAAGACGCCTGTGAGGGTGCCATCATCGAGGAGACTAAACCTGGGAAGCTGATAGACCCCAAAGCGCCATCAACCATACCAGGGGTGCCCAAGGGGCACATGCCATACAGAGCAAGGACAAGACAAGGCAATGGACAGATATTCTGGTTCTTCAGTGAATTCAACCCCTACTCACCATTCGATGCCATGGAGAAAACCCTCCAGGGTAGGACCAGGGAGGAAATTGAGATCAGGGCATACGGCTATGTTTCCAACCCTATTGTTGGCAAGTTCCCCAGATTTACAGACAGGAATATTGTCAAGGCAGACCAGGTTCCAAAGAGTGGAACAAACTATATGGTGGTGGACCCAACGCCTGGGGACCGCAATTGGTTTATGCTTTGGCTTCGCGTTGACGACCTTGGTCGCGTGTTTGTTTATCGTGAGTGGCCTGACTTTGATAACCATGGCGAGTGGGCTCTACCATCTGCGAAGATGGACGGTAAGAAGGGCCCGGCACAGACCGCAGACTGTGGTAGGAATTTGCAGCAGTATAAGACCCTGATCAGGGAACTAGAGAGAACAGACGGTGGCATCCAGGAGAGGTTCATTGACCCCAGGGCAGGAAGAACTGCTGTTCTCAGCCAGAGAGAACACAACCAGAGCTTGATTGATCTCCTGGCTCAACCTGACAGAGGGGCAGGGGGTGAAGTTACCAAGGACGGCTTACTTTTCACGGCTGCCCCAATGACGCACATCGACGAGAGCTGTGCCCTTGTCAACAATTTGTTTTCCTATAACTTGAGCGAGGAAGTGTCGGTTCTGAACGAGCCGAAACTCTACGTGTCGGAGGTGTGTAAAAATCTAATCTACTCTCTGAGAACCTGGACCAATGCCGACGGAGACAAGGGGGCCAGCAAGGACCCTGTTGACTGTCTCAGATACGGCATACTCATGGACCCCATCTACGTCCCCAGGAACCAAGAATACAGCACACAACCCGGCAGCTATTGATGCACACCCTAGACAAACTGGTTTCGACAACGGAACCTAACATTTCTGAATTACGGAGAGACTTCCGTAGGGCTCACACCGACAGGCGAATGACCAACAGGGTCAAGGACGCTGACAACACTCGGTTTGCCTTCTGGAACGGTCAGAGTTCTGATGGCAAAAAACATGCCTCGGACATTGGCCAACAGCCATTCCCGTGGGAAGGTGCCAGTGACACTCGAATCAGACTGGCCGATGAAGTGTGCAACTTCATGGTCAACTTGAGCACCTCCAGCATCGCTAGGGCTGCCCTGAACGTCGATGGCATTGAAAGCAGCGACGTCAAGACATCTGGTGCAGTAGGCCTGTATCTGAGGTGGATGCTAAAGACTTTGATGCAGCCAGACTTTGAGGAAGAACTGGAACTGCACTCTGAATATGCAGCGCAATATGGTTGGAGCGTCCTTCATGTAACCTGGGAGCGTTGCTACGCCCAGGTGCCCCGCGAGATTAACCTCCAAACACTCACCGGCTATCTAGGGGCCGACAACCCGCCTAGTATTGACGCTCTAACCGCTGCCCTGCAAAACGAACAAGAATACCTGGCTGACCTCCTGGTCGCAGGCAACAAAGGGTTAACCAGGACCAAAGCCCTGAAACACATCAGGGAGATTGTTGAGACTGGCAAGACAGTGTTTGAGGTTCCTGAGATGACTCGGAACCAACCAAGTATTGTTGCCCTTCGTCCCTACTACGAGGTCTTGTTCCCGCCCGAAACAACCGATTGGCAACGTGCCAGGGCAATTTTCAGAAGAGACTTCTACACAGTTGCCGAGATTGAAGAGAAGGCAGCATCAGGGGAGTGGGACAAGAAGTTCTGCGAAGAGGTTAAGAAGACTGCTGGCACCAATGCTTCAAGCTACGAATACGGTCTTTCCCCGGTGGTTGGCACTAGCGACCACATGGACGATAAGTCCAACCTGGTCGAGATCATTCATGCTTACTCAAGGCGAACCACCGACAGTGGCATGCCCGGCATCTACCTCACCATCTTCTCGCCTTACCTAGAAAAGAACACCAAGGGCGATGAACTCTTTGGTGAACACAAACTGGTGACTGAAGCAGGGGACACCTACCCGTTTGAATGTTTCACCAGGGAGAAGACACGTAGGTCACCTATCGAGAGCCGAGGTGTTTCTGAGATTGTTAAGACCTGGCAGAACGAGATCAAAGTTCAGTCTGACAGTCTTACGGACAGATCAAGCTTCGAGATACTTCCTCCACTCAAGGTGCCCTTGAGGTATGGCCAGAGAATCAAAGTGGGCCCTGGTGTTCAGGTAGCCGAGCAAAGACCAAACGACATCTCCTGGATGGAACCTCCTCGTCGAGGTTCTGAGCTGGCCTTCCAGCTCATCAACGATATTACCGTTCGGACAGATCGGTATTTCGGCAGGCCTAACGCAGTCATTCCACCTGTAGAAACCCAGCTCAACCAACAGGCATACGTGCATCGATGGCTACGTCACATGTCATCTGTAGTAGGCAGAATGTGGGAACTCACTCAGAAGTTTGATTCTGACGAACGCTTTGCCCAGGTCACAGGGACCAACATGGGTATTCCCAGGGACCCTAACAAATACAACTTCTCACTGCACTTCGACATTCGCGAATTGGACAACGAGTTTGTTCAAAAGAAGCTCCAGGCTATCTCACAGTTTGTCTTACCAGAAGACACCATGGGCATCGTTGACAGGACCAAACTCATTCGTAAGAAGCTGCAAGTCATCGACCCAACATTGGCCACAGAACTGGTCACAGAAGAGGCTGAAGCTACCAAGAAGATGTTTGACGACGTCAACAACCAGGTAGCACTGATGGCCCTGGGTAACCAACCTAGCTTTGTCGAGAACGACCCAAGTGCAGGCATCAAGTTACAGTTCATGCAGCAAATCATTGCCTCCAACCCCAAATACCAACAACTGCTCCAGGGTGATGAACAGTTCCAACAACTGGTCCAGGCGTTTTCTCAGAACCTGAACATGTCCATGATGCAGCAGCAGAACAAACAAATTGGCAGAATAGGAGTCAACCCCAATGGATGATTACAGGTTCGGGGGCTACCCCGATGAACTATTACAGGCATTCACAATGCCTGAAGAACACCCTGTCAGGCAGGGTTTGCTCTACATTCTCAACGAAGCCATGAAGGGCGAAGCCTTCAGTGTGGCTGCAACAGACCTGAACGACTCTCAGAGGCACTATCAAGCAGGCCGCCTGGCAATGATTCAGGACATGTATTTCGGCTTTGAGAACCTGTTCCAGGACGCCCTGGGAGAGAAAGAATCTGACCCTACCCCTTGACGCGAAAACTGAAACTTCTACTTTTCGCCTTGGGTGACTGACACCCAGGTCCCTTGGGCACCTAAAGACCCATGTGAAGGGTTACTTGCGACCCGTTCCAAACAGCATGTCTGAAGAAACAGTGATGACCGCAGCACACCAGGCTGCGGAGGAAGCCCTACCTAATGCTGGTGCAATGGACGCAGTCAGAGAAGCGATCAAGGGAAGCCTTGGCCCTGCTCCAGAACCTGCCTCCGAAAAGACAACGGAAACACCTCCTGTCCCTGAACCTGAAGCAGACTCAACGCCGCAGTCTGACGAGGGCGAAGGGGAACCAGAGAGCAACACGAACAGTGACTACTCCTGGCGTAAGCGAGTGGACAAACTGACATGGCAGAAGAACGAACTCCAACGAGAGATCGAAGAGCTGCGTGAGAAACAGTTTGAGCTACAGAAACAATCGCGACAACCAGAGGAAAAGTCACAATCTGGCATTTCAGACCTTATTCAGGACGCCTCAACAATTGAGGCACTGGAGAGGCTTGAGGACGAAGCCATGGAAGCGGAAAGGTGGGCGAAACGTGCCCTCAGTCGCTACAGGCGAGACCCAGATTCGGTAGAAAACGAGATTCGCAATCGCACTGGGCAAGACCTGCCCGACGATGTCGAAGCCTGGCTAGAAGACCTCAGTCTAAACGCTGAGTTCTCCAGGGAGAGCGACATACCTAAGCGACGGAAACAGATACTCGCAGAACACCGATCATTTGAGTTCGCAGCCGAGAAATACCCATGGTTGAAGGACCCCAAAAACCCTGCAAGGGCTTGGGTTGATCAGGTAAAGCAGGCGAACCCTGCAATTAAGCACCTGCCCGATGTGGACCTCTATCTTGCCCGAGCCCTAGTGGGCTTTTATTTGGAGCAAGAGCAGGCCAATCAGGCAAAAGCACCAACAAGAACACCTGACCCAACGCCTCAACCGGGGAGGCCTTCAGCTCAGAAGAGTGTCTCTTCTAGCGAAGACTCAATTGCCAGAGCCAAGAAACGTGTGATGCAAACCGGTTCCAAGGACGGTCTCAGAGACTTCATCACTGCGGCATTCTTGAAAGGCTAAAAATTATGGCAATGCTATTGGAAAAAGATCAGGTCGCAAAACGCGAGGACCTGCTTGATTTGTTAACACGGGTGGACGAGAAAGCCACCCCATTCATGTCCCTTGTCAACAAGGGGACCACACCACAGGCAACTTTCCTTGAGTGGCCTGTCGATACGTATAGTGGGGCCGCCCTTGGTGGAACCGTTGACGGAAGCGATCTCAGCTCTTCTGACTACCAGAACGCTGCCGCTAACCGTGCCATCATCTCCACCTACCTCCAGACCTTCCGTCGTGCTGCTCAGGTCTCCCGCCTGGCCCAGGACGTTTCGGTTGTTGCTGGTGTGAGTGATGAAATCGCAAACAGCATCTCCGTCAAAGGCGTTGAGCTGATTCGCGACATCGAGGCTACCTGCTTGAGCGATCAAGACCATCAGGTTGACAACGGCTCGGACCCCTACTTGACCCGTGGTCTTGGCGTCTGGATACGTGACACCGCAAATCTAACCGCTCAGGGTGCCGGGTCCATCGGAGGTCAAAGTGCATCATTCTCCCAGGTGCCTGCCGCCTTCCGTCCCGCCGCTGGTCAGATTATCGGAACCCCAACCGCTTCCATCACTGAGTCTGACATTCAGGCTCTTCTCCAGACCATCTGGAGCGCCACTGGCATGATGGGCGACTACAAGTTGTTCTGCGACGCAACCCTGCGTCGTGCCTTCACGGACTTTACCCGCACGATTGCAACTGCTGGCTACACCGCTCGCAATTTCAACATCGACGGTGACAGCAAGAAGGTCACGAACTCCACCACGATCTTCGAGGGCGACTTCGGAACCATCGAGGTCATCGCTGACAACTTCATTGGGTTCAACGCTCCAGGCTCTGCTGACTACATCGCAAATGGTTCACGCCAGGAAGCTGGCCGTGGCTACCTGCTCGACATGGACAAGATCGACCTACGTATGCAGAAGCAACCAACGGTCGAGAAATTCGAGGACCGAGGTGCTGGTGATCGCTTCCTGATCGAAGCTCGCGCAGCCCTCCAGGTTCGCAACCCAATCGGGTTGGGGCAATTCAGCCCTGCTCTTCCCTGATAGTTGATTGATCAACTTCAGGTAACAACTCCAGGTGTGGGTCACCTGGTCACGCAACACACACCTCCTGGGGGAGAGGGGAAACCCTCTCTCCCTACGGGGTGACCAAATTTATGGCAGACATCACAGACCAAGTTCGCGAGAAGCTCGCCAACCGCCACATCGACTCCTACGACCAACGCCATGCGGAGGCGATTAAACGCCAGGCCGAAATCGCCAAGCAAAACAGAGGCGGCAAACGATCTGTCGAAGGCCTTGGACGAGCCACCATGGAGATTGACTCCAAGGTCTACAACGAGTGGACCCGTCGCGAAGGCAAGGAAATCTGGAAGGACCCTGATTTCCGAAAATACATGGCCAAGAACAACCCTGAACTTCGAGTGAAGTCACAGGGCACTGGCAAGATTCAGGTAGGGTATGGCTCATAAGCCACTCAACTATAAACAAGTTCTGCACCAGGTTCTCAACCTCGCAGGCATTGAGATTAACGCTCTGCCAACCACCGAGTGGAGGCTTGTCAGGGACCTGATCAGTCGTCGTATTCGGTTCGGTTGGGAAGCTGCCAAGTGGCCAGAAACCTGCGCCACAGAGCAACGCACTGTCACCCAGAGCGGAGGAGACGAGGGTAACTACATAGCCCTTGACCAAGCTGGCCAGACGGAGATGTCAGAAGTCTTCACGGTCTGGAACAAGTCTCCCAAGGCCAACACAGACGTCCAGAGCCTGGCTTTCTATCTCTCTGAGAATGGCATTCAGATTTCGGCTAACCACACTCAGGTCTACGTTTTGTTCAGAAAGGTGTCCCCAACACTTACAGGGGAACTCTACAGCCAGAACACAGCCTACGTATCAGGCGACCAGGTGTATGACAACACCAAGGGCAACTTCTACACGGCCAACACATCTGTGGCATCTGGGTCGAACAACAGCCCAAACGCACTACCTGCCTCCTGGGACGTAGTCAGTGTGCCAAACATATTCTCTGACTACCTGATCAGAGGAGCCTACGCAGACTACCTGCGACACAACGGAGAACTCGACAGAGCCAGGGTGGCCGAGTCAGACGCCAGAGGAGCCCTGGACCATGAACTCCTGAAACTTCACACCCAGCAGGGCCAAACAACCCGGTTGGAAGTCATGACCTACTAATTTTTTAACCTGGGTGACTGACACCCACTCACACTATGCCAGCACTAATTACCGGAGTAGACAACAACGATAAATATCGCACCGTCCGAGTGGGTGACGATGGCCACTTTGGCTCAAGCACTGGGACCTACCAGAGCGGAGCAGGGACGATCAACGGGAGCTTTAGCTACATCTTCGCCCACACCTCGACCATCTTGTCCAGTGTCACCAGTCCCAATCTGACCGGCACCCTGACAAACATATCTCTCCAGGCAGGCTCTACCTGGCGTTGCTGTTCAGCGACGCAGATTGTGGTTAGCACTGGGGCGATTACTGCTTACGACGTGTAATGAAC